GTTGTCAAGCATCTTAGCAACCTTCTCTGGTAGATCCTCGTTCTCGGACAGAGCCAAGTTAAGAAGGTCTGCAGTATCAAAGTTACGAGCGTGGAAGCGCTTAGGAGCTCCCACGAGTCCGTTAGTAGAGAGCTCAATTGTGATGTAGCCAGACGGGACTTCATAGTCTGTCTTTACGTCCTTAGCGACATTTGCTACGCCCTGAACTTGATTATCAAGTGCGGGAGTAGTTTCGCGCAGTTTTGCCATGTACAATCCTCCTATGGATATATAGTTAGTACAAAAGAAAGGCCCCCGGAAAGCCGGGGGCCGAGAGAGTGAAAAAGCTGCGCTAGAGAGTCTCAGCTAGACCCTTCCCACCGTGAGTTCGGATAAGAGAGCTGAAATCCTCATACGAGATACCGTGATCTTGCAGAATCGGAGACATAGACGAAAGCTTAGTACGAATAGTCATGTTCGTCTTGCCGAACTCGCTAGCCGCAGCATTAACGTCGAAATCCTCACGATCAAGAAAGAACTTAAGAATAGAACGAAGCGTAGGATCCTTACCATCGTCGAGACTTACGTCATCAACAAAGGTACCCCAGGCATCTAGAAGAGTTGTTCCCTTCTCTGTGTCATGGAGGGAAGCTACATCATCCCCACCAGCCTCAATATGTGCATCGTACGAACCAACACGAACGACATCGTCCTTAGAGACCTTACCTGTCATATTGCCGCGATTGGATTGCCGGTTGAGCTTAACACCAGACGTCATTGTTGCATTGCGAAGCCACATACCGAAGTCGTTGATAAGTCCCTTGCTAACTGTAACCTTTGCAGGCTTGTAGCTCTGGAGGGCCTGATCAAGAATGATCATAGCTTCGCTAACAAACTCTGTATCATCTCCGTTACGTACTCGAGCAGACGAGGCACGCGAATCGGGGCCTAGGAATTTCTTTAGGGATGAACCGAGCTGGGGGATGCTGCGAATAAAGAGATAAAGCCTAGCTGTGTTATTTCCGGACTGTGCGTCCTGAATGCAGGCCAATTCGCCGGCGCGTGTAGTTACCAAAGGTCCCCAATACGCTACCGCTTTACGTCCCTCTGGGCTATTCTTCACACGATTAAGCGCATCAGAATAGGCCTCAAGCAAGGTCATCCTTACATTTTCCATGGTGGTAGTACCCCCTTTCCATAGTTAGTATAAGAGAAGAGGATAGTTGGTACCCTAGAAGTTTCCGATTCGGTTTTCAGCGATCTTCCTGATTTCTGCTTCTTCAGGAGTTTCGTTGGTTGCCTCCTCAAAAGGATTCACCCTAAAAATCTCACCCTCATACAGATACTTTAGTCTCGGCGTCGCGCCGTTAGATTGTTTAAGCACCTGAACTTCCAAAATGTCTTCCATATACTCAACATTCGGGTCATCAGGTAGATACCGATCAGCATAATACTTAGGTCTAAAAAGACCGAGCACTGCACGAGAACGCTCTGCGATAGCTCCGGCGTTCTTAATGTCATTAAGGTTAGGTCGGAGAGCAGGATCTTCAAGATCAGCGAATTCGGAGATCCTAAAATTATCTGCATTACGACTAAACTGCGTAACATTTATAAAATGGCAATTCTGAGCCTTAGCAATGATATTCTCTTTATTCATTGCCATTTCGTAGGCGTTAGCTAAATTCATTCCACCGCCTGCGCGGGTAAACTCCTGTAACTGAGTTATCAAGTCGATTGCTACAATAAGATAATCGCTTCGCGTTCGCTGTTTGAATTCCTTTATCAGCGACTGCACCTGAGCGAGGGATAGATTAGGCTCCTCTACAAAGTAGAAGAGATTGTTTGCTGCAAGCTGCTGTCTCATATCTGCTACAGCCTTACGAACAGCTGGAATGGCATCCTGATTGTATAGCTCAGATGTAGGTATCTCAGCCCTCATCGAAACGAAACGGTCCATTGTATCTATGCCTGACATTTCCAAGGAGATGTACATGCACGGGATACCCATATTCACCATCTGACTAATCAAGTTCAACACGAATGCTGATTTACCTTGACCGGTCGCACCAGCGATCGTTGTGATAGCTCCTGGATACGCACCCTTAACAAGTGCTCCATCCATGAACTGATCCCCGAAAGAATATTTACGACCTGCAGCTCGTTCACTAAGGTCCTGCTCGTACTTCTCAAACCAAGCATCAAAGTCCTGGAGAATCTGCTTGTCGTAGCTATCGGAAAGAACCTCTTCAGCTTCATACAGAGCTACCGAGATATCTTCGACATTCATTTCACCCTTGGCGTTAGCAATCGTCAAGGCCTTATTCAAGCGTTCAATGACATCCATCTTACGCTTCTGCTTGTACAGCGTCTTAAGAATGTCATCAAGTTTCTCAGCACCGTCCGAGATAGAGTAGACTTGATTGATAACGTCTACTGTGACATTAAAGTCCATCTCATTAGCGCGCTGAAAAAGGCTAGCTTCAGTTACTGGAGTTCCCTCGGCTACGAGTTCACAGACAGATCGAAATATAGACCGAGCAACAGCATGAGGAAGAATCCCCTCATGCACGCGGATATCTTCTAGGTATTCCCTAGTATGAATAGCAGCATTGAGAAGTCTATACTCTGCTGCGATAACGTAGTCTTCGTTGGGACGCTTAGCTTTCTGTTCTGTCATGTTAGACTACTTCCTCTTTTCGGCGTTTCCAGTACGCTATTCGAGCTAACTGTAACTTCTGTTTATGCTCCTCAGATTGAGGACCAAGCTTATACGTGCCCTTTTTATCCTTATTCCAAGTAGCTCGTCCCCTATGCGCAGCACTCATCCTTCGTTTGGTTTCAGAGGATTTAGGTCGACCAGATAGCGCCTCGCTTATCTTCTGCCTAACTGCTGCGAACTTTTTGTTACCCTCTTCTTTTCCGTACCTTTCAACATATGCCTGTTGAATAGATATACCTTTTCGGTTTACGAGCTGTCTATCACCAGCTTTGAGCTTATTATACCCTTTTTCTGGATTCAAAGAATCAAACTGTACCATGTAATAATTTTCCCAGTTTGTGAGAAGAGAAGGGTCTTGGGCTACCTCGAGCTGTGAAAAGACTTTTAGTATATCAAAACTAAAATTCTCAATACCGTACAACCTAAAAGCAGATCGGAGATGGTGATTAGTTTCCTGCATACTCGTATGCCCACAAGAAAATCGTCTCTCTATATCTCGGCTTTGCCCAATATAGACTTTGTGATCTATATTGTTTTTGATCTTATATATTCCAATCGTCATATGTCTCCTAGTCAAACAGAGACCCCGGGTCGAAGTCCGTCTTGGATTGCATATAGTTGTCTTCAAAGAGAAGACAAGCCCCATTAGGTTTCACTGTGTTTCGTTCGATGAAGTTCTGTATTGAAGCCGAGAACTTCTGTCGTTCGATTTCCGAAGGTGGCTTATTGCTGATAAATACGATGCCCTTCTTCTTGATCTCAACTCGCTCTCGTAAGAAGCGATCCAAGAAAGGTAGCTGATAGCCAGATTCGTAAAGGGTAACCTTATCTTTTGAGAACGATTCGTCTATGATCAACAGATCAGTATTTGCTAGCTTCTCTATTTCTGCCTGCTTCTCTGCTTGTTTGGATTCATCTCGTTCGAACCCAGAGATTGTCATGAGAAGAGACTGCATGAGAAGGTACTTCACAGAATAGCCTTGATGAAGTACGTTAGCCCCAATCCAATGAGCTAGCGTAGTCTTCTGGGTGCCATTCGGTCCGTACATGTATACGACACTACTCTTAAAATTCGGAAACTCGTAGACATACTTCTTTAGACGCTGAACATCCTTAAGAGATCGAGTACCTGTGTACTCTGTATCGATGTTGTAAGAGAAGGCCTCTGGCCAAACATTAGCGTCGATTGCTCTATGTTGAAGTGTTTCCTGAATTACAAACTGTTTGTGACACTCGCACTCGACTACACCTTTCTGTTGAGTTCCTGGATAGGTTACGTAGTAGAAGCCTGATTTAGGTCCAGGCTTATTAGCACAGCGTCTGCAAGGTATAAAGGTTGCCATCTGAACTCCTAATATACGGTCGCCGCTCAAAGCTTTCGCTTCTTTTTCTTCATAGACACCCGATGTTCGAGGGGCCGGTTGCTAACCCACTTTGCAAAACCGCTCATCGCCTCTCTTAAAGTTTCTAGTGAGTCTAGGTCTGTTCGGAGCTCGGTGTTATCGAACATAAGGTGTATCTGATCTCCACAATCTCTGCATACATCTATCGTATCGTCTCGTCGATCCTGAGAGATGCGTCGATGCTTACCGGGGAAGAGATGGTGTTTTTCAAAATACTGGGCATCGTCCGAGGAACGATGGCAGATCTCGCAATGCATTTACTGCTCCTTATCTAGGTTCTGTTCTAGCTTACTAATCATTCCTTGAAAGAGGTCTTGCGCAATTTCAAGCTCTTGCTGAGCCTCGGCATCTTTAACCTCCTCAAGATCCTTCGCGGTCTGATTAGCTATTTCCTGAAGGCGGGCTTTCAATAAATATAAGGGTGCAACAGCCATTGCGATCTCCTTTCAAATAAAGAAAGGGGGATTACTCCCCCTTCCTCTATTGATGAGCTATACTAGTTACGCTCCAGCGTTGAAGTCTAAACCGCAGCTCGGACAAACAGTGTAGGACTCAGGAGCCGGAACACGGCACTGAGGACAACCAAGAACACTCTCATCGGTGTCAAACTTGATATCGACTGGCTTACCAGACTTGTCAAGAGTGACATCGGTAATCATAGCCTGCTGAGTCTCGGAGAGCTGGGACCAGCCCTTGAGAGCAGCAATCTTGTCAGCGGTGAGCTTGACAGTGGTCGTAGTAGCCGGAGTGGCCGGTGCGCGGGTCCTGGTCGGCGCTGCAGCCGGAGTAGCTGCAACGGACGCGGTAACGGGAGCAGAGTAGGCAGCAGGGGCTGGAGCAGACGTGGTAGTCTGCGGCTCGGTCTGCTGACGAGCAGCTCGCTCAGCCTTCTCCTTCTCTACCTCAAACTCAAGCTCTTTAGTGAACTGAGTACCGAGGGTAGCGTCGATGCGACGGAAAGCAACCTGCAGGTTGTTGTAGATCTTCGTATAGGTCGTCGGACCGTAGATCTTGCCGAGATCGTATCGAGCCCAAGAGCGCTCCTCATCCGTGAGGGTCTTGTCGAGAGAAACAAACGGAACCATCTCGGGAGCAAGCTCCGGGATACCGTTTGCTGCGTAAACAGAAGCATTGATGAGACGGTACGGCTGCTGCGTGGTACCGAGACGAGTGATACCGATGTCGTATCCTTCCCAGTTACCGTAGTGCTTGAACAGAGTCGTTGCAATGACGTTGAAGAAGCCGTAGACCGGGATGCCCTCTTCCGGATACTCACGAGTACCATCAGCAGAGCGACCGATGTTACGAGAAAGAAGCATGGTGTGCTTATTCTCGCGGTGCCAGTCCATCTGCTCGCGATCGATCACGTTCATAACGATAACGTGACGTCCCTCCCAACCCTTATCAAACTTGCGCTTGGGATCGGTCTCAGGAAGCCCGTTGTAGTTGACGAGATCGAAGATGTCCTTGTGCTTGGTCTCGTTGACATACACGCGCTTGCGGTTAATGTACGTGACCTCGTTTACGCGAGCAATAACGCGCCACAGAATGTGGTCCTTGCCTGCATCAGTGTCGCGAAGAGGAAGAACGCAGCGGAAAGACTTTCCGTTGTCGCCCTTGATCCAGCCGACCTGAACGAGACGTGCGGTAAATGCATCTGCGTTGGGAGAGTTGGGAACGCCACCGAGCACGCGGACGATCTTCATCTTATTCGGCTCAAGTCCAGTCCACTTCAAAGTTTCGTATTCTCGAGTGAATCCACCCGTTCCACGATTAGAGTTCCTTGCTGCCTCTTTCTTTTCAAAATCATCAGCGAAGCTCATAAACTCATTGTCATCTATTGCCATAGAAGTCTCCTTTTGACCACTCCGGGTCTGTAATTTTTAGCAAGCATCGCTTGCTGTCTTTTCTAATATAATACGCTGCCAGTGATAGCCACCAGCAGTCTTTTGTTTTCCTTGAAGGTGGCACTGAATATCCCCACCACGATTTTGCGAGCGAAGCCATAGGCGGGCACTCTTGATACTTTCGAACTCTTGATTAGTCTCTACACAACGGATGCAGTAGGCATTTGCTTCCTTTGCTCTTCGTTTCTGTATTTCAGAGGTAGAATGTCCGAGATGGCTCTTACTCATTTTCATTCGAGTTTCTTCCGAGTGTAGCCTACCTCTACTCTTTTCACCAATCTTTTTTCTACGCTCTTCTGAAAAGGTACCAGAAGCACCTTGGCCTCCAGCTGCGGTGTTGTAACCGTTAGGAGAAAGGGTATTTAAGGATTTGATATATTGTTTTTCGAGGGAATCTAGTTCCTCACGAGACTCGGCTGGGACGAGTACTGTAAATACAAAGGAGGATTCTCCGTATTTTCTGATTGCGCGATGAATAAATTGTCGAGTATTGTTTCGTCTTGCAAGTCCAAGATGGTGTTGCCATCTTCGCTCAGGAGGGGACAAAGTGGTTTGACCTACGTACTGTTTTTTATTTATAGTACAAGTTACACAATATACTACACCGAACATAAATTATGCCTCGCATAATAATATAATGATGATGACTAGCATCGAGCGCACCGGGCGCTGTATAATTAGTGCAACTTACTCTGTAAGTGAATGCAAGGACGAAAGGTCTTCTTTGGATCATTTTTTGAAAAAGCAGCATCTACCTCCACGCCGGCGTAGTTCTTTCGAGTTCTATTGAAGGTTATGGAGATAGCGTGTTCGCTATTAAACGGATTTTCTATCTGAACTATTCCGGGAAAACGGTCTCCCGGCGTTCAAATGCTGACACATCCCCAGAGTCTTCATCGTCGAAAGAGAGGCTATTCTCACCCTCCGTAAACATTTGTGTAACGCTCTGAATCTCTTCTGGCTTCATCTTTGCCATTGCAGCAAAGAAATCAGCTAGGTCAGGATTCTGCTGAAGCATTTGCTTAGGATCTGGAGTGTCCCCTTGCTGAGATTGATCGGTACCTGGTGCCAGCTTCTCCGTTTCATTCGTATCTGGGGCAGGGGCAGAAATAGAACTAGATGGCCCGGTATGCGGCGGAGGTGTGCTAGCTCCTCCCTGATCTGATGGACCGGGCATTGTTCCTTCCATCATTATCTTTCTAGTCAATATAAGGTACTGCATAATATTCTGAGCATTTTCAGCAGTAAACCCATAGGTCTTCTGTAGGTAGTCTATTACACTATTCGGGGAATATCCTGCTCGAATACGCTTCTGAGCTAGATCAGCCGCCTTAGCAAATCGAGGAGAGAGAGCCCCTTCAAACATTTTAGTCTCGTATGGAACGAGGAAAGCTAAAACATCTCGAGTTGATCCAACAGCGCTAGCCTTAATAGTAGAGTACCCAGCCTTATTGATCAGTTTCTGAAGCTTGGCGACTTCTGCCTCCATAGCTTGCTTAAATTGTTCGCGCTGCATAATCGGAATTTTGCGAACACTTTGTGGGATACCAAGACGCACCTGATACCCCCTAGCTCCGGAGTTAATAAACTTAGGCTTGCACCCTATCTTATCACAGATATCCTTTACGACATCCATAGCCTCTGGATGAGCAGCACGAGAGGAACGAGGACCGGGCTTGACAAAGGATGATGTATCACCCTCATCTTCTTCGTCATCTATTCCTTCTCGGAGAAAGGGAGGCCATTCTCACCCTCCTCAGGTTCGAATTCATCTTCTTCGTCATCTACAGTAGGGTATTCATCTACTTCGTCTATTGGTTCAGGCATTCTAGTACGAGTCATTGCACCGCCAAGGGACATCTCAATCTCGTGACGAGTGAGACCGTACTTCTTGGTTAACTTCTGAATGATATCTGCATCGGGATATCCCTCTGCAACCATGTCTTCATACTCCTGCTCCATATCGCCTTCGGTAGCTTCTTCATTAGCAGGGTCATTCATCTCGTAGTAGCTTTCAAGAATATCCGAAGCCATCCCTCGCTCCATCGGATGCTCAGGATCCGAGAGCTCTTGAATAATAGCTTCAATTAGATCTTCGTCGTTATCGATACCGGAAGCGATGAGATCAGCAATCAGCTCTTCGGCAGCTTCCTGCAGGGACTCGTTTTGACCTACTGGAAAGTTACCCATTTCAGCCTGAGATGTAACCGGAAAATCTGCCATCTCATCTTCCGATTCTAGTGCAGGATCGAACTCGTCAAAATCCTCGTCGGTACCCTCTTCATCCGAGAAGTCTAGGTCATTTTCAATTCCTGCAGCGCTGTCTCGCTTAAACAGATCTACATCATCTGCAAAACTGTCCTCGTATCGATCCATATCCCCGTCATCTTCAAAATCATCGATTTCATCGAGGTCTTCGCGAAGCTTCTTAGAATAGAATCTAGCCTGCTTAATAGTGCGCTCAAAAAATTCATCTTCACCTACCCCGCCCTTCTTAGCAGCGGCGACGGCTCTATGAAGCTCATCTGTAATACTGGGATCAATCTCTCGATACTCTGGTCGGATAGCATCGTTATACAATTTATCTAGTTCTGCATCTGTCATAACTGATGTGTGCTTCATATTACCTAAAATACGAGCATTGTTAGCGAGGCTCAGTAGCCCTTCTTCTAGTTCCTCGGGTTTCTCTTCGCCTTCGACTTCATCATCGCTACCACCATTCGCAGCAGCAGCTACATAATCCTCTTCTGGTTTACGAACGTCGCCGAGAGTTACTCCCTCGTCTTCATCTTCCTCTGTAGGTTCCTCAGAAGCTTCTGACGTTTCCGCTTCGTCTTCAATTGCTTCCTCACCTACGCCATCGAGATGATGACTATCCATTGCGGATTCAACCTCTTCGTCTGTAGCTGGCTCAGCTTTAGCAGACTTAGGAAAGTATGCTTTGTAAATCTTATTTAGAAGCTTAGCTTTCTCGGACTTCTTTGCGGTATCAACGACATCGAGAACCTCGTCAATAACTGCATACATATCCGAACACCCAGCATCTTCCATGCGCTGTTGGAAGTGGGTTTCCGCTTTATCAAGATCATCGTATCGAGCTAGATACGCATGAAGCTGCGATAGCATCTTCAAAATATTTGCTTTACGGCCTTCGGTAAGTCTTGACATGAGTTCTCCCCTCGCTAGTATATAAATTAGTACTCTTGACAAGTGAAGGTACCTTCTGAGGCATAATAAGCAGTAACTCGGTCATTCTCTTGCAAGAGAATATCAACTACCTCGGGCTTATGGCTGACAATAAATAACTGCTCGAAGCCAATGAGATTGGCAATCTCTCTAAACATCTTCTCCGAAGAGAATGTATTGGACGCGCTATCAACCTCATCTAGCATGAGCGCGGAGAGACTATAAGCGCGAGCTAGAGCTACTCGCCAAGCGGCCGAAAGAAGCTCTCGCTCGAAGCCGGATGCCATTTTTGTAGATGTCCAGTCCTCAGGGTTAGCTACCTCTCCAATTGGTGAATAGAAGAACTCTACACCTGAACGGGCCTGGAAAAGCCTTACTACCATTCCCGGTTTCACTTCCGAAATGAAATGATTGATATGCTTTTCAAGCTTAGAACAGGCCTTAACAATAATGTAGTTCGGAAGTTCGACTTCAAGAATACGTTTAGCATCCTTGTAGTTGTTAATTGATGCAAGCAATTCGTTCTGCTGCTTGTTGATCTCAGCAAGCTGACGCTTATTCTCCTCTTCACGAACTTTCGTTTCAGCATTCTTACGTTTGATGACATCGTTTTGCGTTCGAGTAGTATTATCGGCTTGCAGCTTAGCTACAAGCTTATCCTTCTCTTCACGCAGAGCGTCTACAGGAATAGATCGTGTGAGCTGAGGCATAATCTCGTTAATCTGCCCAGCGTACTCAGCAATTTGCTTATTAACCTCTTCAAGAGACTTACGACGGGTATCTAGCGTCGATTGAGTCTGTGTAATGTTTTCTTCAACAGTCTTTAGAATGTTCTGATACTGAGTTTTCATTGCTCCAGATTGAGCAATCTTCTCCTGAAGGTTCGGAATATCTGACTGAAACTGAATGATATTGCGCTCAGCGACACGAGTATCCGCTTCAAGTTGAATCTTCTGAGTATTTAGCTCTTCGAACTGCTTAGTGATTGAAACTAAACGAGTCTCAAGCTCGGGAACTGTCTCGGGATGAGTGTTCTGCCCACACTGAGGGCACTTACCTTGCTTGTGCGCGCTGATATGCGTACGAAGCTCTATGGTATCGCTCTGCCAAGACTGAAGAGTACCAGCCCTCTCTGCTAAAAGAAGCCTATTACGTTCGACTAGATTAGTTAATGCATCAATAGACTGCTTCTTCTCTTCGATCTCAGCTTGAAGCTTGACCGGGTCCGGAAGAGCTGTAATAGCTGCAGCATACCTAGACTTGTCGCCCTGTAGTCGGGCGATAGTAGCTGAAAGAGAATTAACGTCCTCTTCAATTGCATGCTTACGAGTCTGAGCAGACGACTGCGCGGTACGGATGCTCTCAAGTCGTTTAACAGTCTCTTCCTGAAGGAGAGCTCTCTGCTCGGCTACTCGGAGCTGACCATTGATCTCATCAATACGAGCTTCAGCCTTATGAACCTCGTGATGAGGAAGAGTAGGAGCCTCCTCCTCATAATCAAACTTCGAATGGGATAAGACATCATAGCGAGTCTTAAGAACAAGCATATTCTGCTCTTCCTGCTCTACGAACTTATCTACCTGATTAAGCTGTGCTTCAAATTCGAAGTTGAAGATACGCTTGAGAAGCTTTGTACGCTCAGCAGGGCGCAGATCCGTAATGTTGTTCTCACCTTGCATAGAGAACATAATGTGCTGAAGGTAATCGATGTCGAATGAAGCCAACAGCGCAGTACATTCTGAGTTTGTATACTTCTGTCCCTTGTACGTGATCGTTCGCTGGAATGGAGCGAGCCCCCTCTTATCAAGGATCTCGATATCGAAGCGAATCGGCTCTCCGTGGATAGAGGCTGTGAGTACAACAGTAGATGAATCTGAGCCGTGCATGATGAAGTCTTTGTAAGAGTCACCGCGGCGTCTCTCAGTCCAACATAGAGCTATAGCCTCGAAAATGGAACTCTTACCAGAGCCATTCGGGCCATAGAATACCGTTATATAGTTATTCGAAAAATCAAACTCAGCATGCTCAATACACATGAAATGATCGAGAGCTAGTGTTTTAAGGGATACCATATGTTGTTAATATACCTTTAAGTGAAATCAAAAAGGACAAGGATCATGGGTGAGGTTCCATAATACGGAGTTATAGAATATTTGACCCCGGGGTATCTCTGTGCCATGATAGCTTGAATCAATATTTCTTGTCTCTGACTATGAGTCCTAGGCCCATCGGGGTCTGTCTTACGAGGACGACCTCGTCTTTCTTCCGGGTCTTTTTCTCGAGTTGCAGTTCGAGCGCGGGACGCATTTACTCTTTCTCGATTATACTCTGCAGTAGATAGTCTTGGAAGATTGAGGTCATCTGTTAGTTGTAAGAAGTATTCTCCATACGGAGCTCTCTGTGCACCTACAAGTATCATGTACTTGCTCGAGGGATGGGTGACGTACTCCTCCCAGAATTTTTGATTATTGAAGCCATTCCTTCTCTCATTTGGAGGGGTAAGGACTGGGATCACCCCATCGTAGTCTAATAGGTATAATTTCTTGTAGAGTTTTCCAGTATCGCCGTTACGGAATAGCTCGGATTTTCCAATTTTCTGAACATAGTTTCGGATATCTCCCTTCCAAAAGTGTTGTTCGGGAAATCGGAACACCCCGAGTTTTTTGGCTTCTTCTATTAACGACGGAATAATGTTCCCAGTTTCGTCCCAGTCCACAAAAAAGACCTGTTCGGGCTCAGCTCCAAGCTCTATATAGTTAAGGAGGTGGCGATTAAGCCCATCAGCTCCGCCCACTAGCGCAAGAATCATTTCATCCTCAGCGCAAGGTGTTTTGAAATTCTTTTTTGTGTAAATGTCAGTAGATTCTACCTCGATTTTTCGCTTTGAAGAAGTAGAATGTGCAGAAAAATCTGTTTCCTGTAGAGGCTCTGGAAGGGCTACAATTGCTTCTTCGTCTTCTTCGATATGGGTATCGAACACCTCGAGAGCCTTCCTAACAATTGGCTCTAGTGATTTGAAGAACCATTGTAACTCGGTTATTGGAATCAGCTTGTACGAGATTACCTCGGGGACCTTCTTGCCGTCTATTTCAAAGTATGTTGTACACTTTAGGGATTTGAGCTCGGGCATAAAGTCCAGAGCCACGAGGAAGACATATAGGTCTTTTGTAGGTATATACTCATACTTGCCAAGATCAACGAGATGATCAGGCCAAAGATCAAACCCCGTCTCCTCTTTGCATTCTCGGACTGCTGTTTCGACATATGTTTCTCCATCCTCCCAATGACCCTTGGGGAGGTCATACGAGTGCTCCTTATCTTTACGCCCATAGGGTCTGCAGCCGAGAATGTACTGACCATCTGTAATGATTGTGCCTACAGAGAGCTCTTTCTTAATCTGCTCCATCTTCTGCTCCAGCTCTCTGTACGAGAGTAATATCTTTATGATAGAATGCTGTCCTATGATTAGCGTCGAGAATATCGGCTACGTGCACAAAATTACCATGTAGCCGAGTAACTACAGCCCGGTTGTGCTTCCATGTACAAGGACATGTTAGCTCCGACCGGTGTTCCCCATAGTACACCATTGATTGCATAGAACAAATGTTAGGTACAAAGACCATATCGCCAATTGAAAATGTCATGTTTAATTAGTAGTCTCGGGTGTTCCTTCCGAGATTAGAGATGCAGACCAAGCTTCGCCCGCTTCCTCTATCGTAGCCTTGTATGGTGTCGACCTGTTACAAACTACGCAACGATACCGCTGCATGTCGTCATTTTCCTCCCGTACGATACCTTCGCCGGTATTACATACTGGGCAGATAGGAAGAAGATACGCATTAGGAGGAGAAGTCGCATCAATCGTAGCCGAGTCCGGAATGTTCTGCAACGCTTGAGCTACTGGAGGAAGCCGCGTAAAGAACCGAAGCGGATAGATTACTTTACTCACTTCTTGGACCCTTGCTTTCGAAGTGCATTGACCTGGTTGTAAGTTATAATAAGGGTAGCTAAGATCTTTTCGGACTCATCTTCAAAATCTTTTCCCTGTGCACTGAAGATATTTCTAAACTGGATATGCAGAGCATAGTTGATCGAGTCGATCAGCTCTTCAAGTAAGTCGTCGAAGCACGGCGTATTCATTGCATTGGTAAACGAACCCTGAAAGGATCGCTCACCATATTTCTTAACACCGAACGCTCTCTTAGCGTGAAGTTTCTCCTGAACCTCAGCCGGGACGTTAAACGAATCCTCAATCTTACGAACAGCTGTTTCATAGAGCTCAGGGAAGTTTACTTCCTTATTATCCATCGCTGCTGCTCTATCTACATGTACATCGCTCATTTTACTTCCTCCACTCCATCATATACAGTGAGCTTAATAACTCCTGCTTCGTATTCTTGCTTTGGATCAAGCAACGTCATTTCAAGAAGCTCTCGAATATAGTACGGAACAAACTTTTCAGCTAGAGAAAACTCTGGGAAGACTAGCTGAGAGTCAAAGTTGACTGCGAGTTTCTTGTAAGGCCACTTGAGCTTAGGTGTGACGCGAACTTGAAATACTTCTTTAATTCGTACTGAACGAATTGATCCACCTGCCATAAAATCCTCCATCTATAGTATAAAGAGAAAGGGGGCCGAAGCCCCCTTATCTTTACTTTTTATTATTTACATCTGAGGCATAGGAGGCAGCGGCTCCTGCTTCTCAGGAAGAGCTACAATAGCACACTCCGTAGTGAGAAGCATACCTGCAACTGAACCTGCATTCTGCAAAGCGGCGCGAGTAACATTGTACGGGTCTATAATACCTGCTTCAAACATATCTACCCAATCCCCAGAAGCAGCATTATATCCTGTATGAATTTTCTTACCAGTCTTAGCATTTACGCCTATCGGGTACTTCGGATCACAGCGCTCCTTAGCAGTAGCAACGATAACGTCGCCGCTCACACCGGCATTCTCTGCGATCTTCCACATTGGCTCTTCGAGAGCCTTGAGAACGATTCGGAAGCCAGCGAGGTGCCCGTCGTTAACATTGACATCAAAGTCTCGACTAGCAATTGATGTCCGAGCTTTAATGAGAGCAAGGCCGCCGCCAGGAACGATACCACCCTGAAGAGCAGCACGCGTAGCAGAGAGAGCATCTTCAACGCGATGCTTCTTCTCCTTCATCTCAACCTCGGAAGCTGCGCCAACATTGAGGATGGCGACTCCGCCAGAAAGCTTTGCAATGCGCTCCTGATACTTCTCGCGATCGTAGTCCGAAGTAGCCTCATCAGCGAGCATACGAAGGTTATCGATGCGAGCCTTGAGAGCTTCTTCTCCACCAAGACCGTTAATGATGGTGGTCGAATCCTGAGTAATCTTAACGCGCTCGGCCTTACCGAGGTCGTTAAGCGACAGCGAGGAGAACTCATCACCAGCATCTTCGTCGACGTACTTAGCGCCGGTCAGAATGGCGATGTCCTTGAGAAGCTCGAACCTGCGCTCTCCATAACCGGGGCTACGAACGACGCAAGAGTGAAGCACTCCTTTAAGATTGTTAATGATGAGAGCCTGAAGAGCCGGGCCCTCAATGTTGTCCGCGACGATAAGAAGCGGCTTGTCTGCACGCTGCACCATCTCAAGGAGCGGCACAATCGTCTTGATATTGCCAATGGAACGATTTGTGACAAGAATGAGCGGATTCTCAAGAGTAGCCGTCATGTGTTCATCGGTAGCGAAGTAAGGAGACATGTAACCGCGATCGAACTGCATACCCTCGACATACTCGACGTAGGTGTCGACGGTACGGGACTCCTCAACGGTCACAACGCCGTCGTTCCCAACGCGCTCCATCGCATCTGCAATCTGTTGACCAATCTCGGTATCCCCGTTAGCAGAGATAGAAGCGACGTTAAGAATGTCTTCCTTAGTACTGACATCCTGACGAATCTCGTCAAGACTAGCGATTGCTGCATTGATGCCTTCGTCGATGCCTCTCTTAATAGAGATGGGATCGTAACCAGCGGCAACCATCTTTACGCCTTCCTTAGCGATGGCGTACGCAAGCACGGTGGCAGTGGTTGTACCGTCCCCCGCTAGATCATTCGTCCTGGTTGCGGCTTCCTTGATGAGCTGAGCTCCCATATTCTCATATGGATCCTCTAGATCGATCTCCTTCGCAACTGAAACACCATCCTTCGTAATAAGGGGCGACCCGAACTTACGATCAATGATAACATTACGACCTCGCGGTCCTAGGGTTACGGCGACGGCGTTAGCAAGCTGCTCTACACCGTGGAAAAGCTTCTCGCGAGCCTTCTCCGAATACGTCAAACTCTTCGGCATTGTTTCTCCTTCCTACAGTTTCTTCCCACCGTGCTTAGTGGGCCTAGTCTTATTGAACTCTATCTTTTGCCGCACAGCAGCATCAAAATCAATATTATACCTTGCGCAGACATCTAATATACGAATGACTGCATCAGCTAGCTCAATAGGAATACCCTCTGGCTTAGCATCGTTGAGATATGTTTCATCTGGCTTGTGGTGATTTCGGTACTCTTCAAAGGCTTCAGAAATCTCTGAATGGATGAGCGCGGTTAAGTCACCAAATGACTTCTCCTCGTCCCACCAACCTTTAGACTTGGCAATTTCATGCACCTCAGCAGCTAGATCATTTAACCCGTGTCGATAGATTAGTGCCTTTTGCTGCGCCTTGCGATTTTCCTCTTCATCGAAGTCCCAGACGTGCTTACAGCTAGAACAAACACATCGACCTACCTTGCGTTCCTGCAGACCTGTTATAGCATTGAAGAAACTTCCGACAATTACTTCATTTTTAGCTTGACACTTTGGACAAGCTGTAATCATCCGACTAGTAGTTGATAAAGACATATTGTAAATATAAGTCACAGATGTTCTTTTCTTACATAAAAATACCCGCCGAGGAACGCGGCGGGTATGGAGGGAAGGAGGCGCAGCGAGATTCTCGCTACGTATATAATATACAGCTACTACTTAAGAAAACTCATCCATTTCTACATTTTCGATATCGATGCTGGGTAGCAGCTCAGATAATCCAAACTCTGTATCGAGGTCGAGAGTGAATTCTTCACTTACAGGCAGAGGATTCATCGTATCTAGGTGTTCTTGAAGAGCTTTTTGTTGTACCTCTTATATCTTCAAGAACCGTGTCGAGGACCTCTGTAGGCTGATCCTCTTCTAGCGCTAGGTGAGGATTCTTACCGCCACGAAGGGCTGCTAGTGAATTAAGATTAACGTGTAATTCCGAAACACCAGGCTTCTCCTCAACCCCCGCTGCAGCATTAAGTAGCTCTTGAAGCCGGCGTTTCATTTCATGTATATGTTGCTCGTATACAACAATACGAGTACGAAGCTCGTTGATCTGCATAGTCCCAGACTTGTTACTTAAGAACTCGTCTAATTCAGTTTCAGCAGCAGCTCGCTGTTCATATAGCTCTCGCTCTCGGTGTGCATCTATACAGGAACATTGAAATACGAAGCCCTCCGAGTCCTCGTCTCGAGTAGGAACGATCTTCTTCCCACAGTATGCACAATATATGCCTTGAGAGTCCCCGTCTTCTATTGAGACAGAAAAGTATTGCGTAGATATAGACATTAAGAATTCCTCCGACTACATATACATTAGTATAATTCTGGATTGTTTCTCGTACCACTAACTATTACACCGGGAGAGGAACTACATGTACGAAAGCGCCAGGTCTGTTTTTCAGCAGCGATTACGAGAAACTATCAAGACAGACGAGTCTAAATATTATTGAGGACGTTATACGTCTACACCTATTTAAGAATGCGGAGAAGGATGAGTCTCTTCTCTCTTTAATTGAAGTATATGATCTTTTAGGTCTAGATAAGTTTACGGACTTGCTTACTCTTCTAGATGGCAGAACGGTGACCTTTCCAAAGAAAGAGGACTTCAAGGATACTATTCAGCTCGCCATCTGCTATTACTACAAGAACATAGAGGGTAAGCCTTGGAAGGATATCAAAGAGCTTTTGGGCGATAATGATATCCCAGCAATCAAATACGGCATTCGGATGCAGCAGCTTCAGTCGTTCCTCAACTATATTGCCGACCGCATGAAAATGCGAAGCGCAAAGGATGATGAGTAATCCCATGTCTCAGAAAGCAATCGAAATTCTTGAAAAATTAGAGGGTGGTATGTCTCAAGAATCAGCAGCAGTTTCTAATGTACGAATAGATGACCCTGTTTATGCTGTAGAAACCGCTCTCACAGAGTTTGTTACAGATAGCATGAAAGAGGTCAAACAGAATCGAGACCTCAAGCAGGAACTTCGAGATGTTATTATGTCTCGCGTAGCGGAAGCCAATGTTGGTCAGCTTATGAATTTCTATACTGAAATCCAGCGAGGAGAGACTGCAGCTACTGCTACACTTATCAATCCTCTAGCAGCTGTTCAACAGGCTCGAGTCCAGGCTGAAGTTGAAACTCATCAGTTTCAGACTCCTACAGCCGCAGTTGAGGATAAACTCTTCAAGAAAGGTACCAAGGACATCCTACAAGGTATCACGCAGCTTAATCAGCTCCTCGAAAAAATTCAAGGGGCCCAAAATGTGGACCCCTTGATTACTGCCGAAGTTATTCCTGACGAACCCGCTAAGTCCTAAGACTTCTTTCTACGAGCTCGCTGCATGCGACTGATCTGCTTTCTTAAGCGATCGTTGTCTGCAGCGAGTTCCTGTATTGCTTTCAATGCTATACCTACCGTAGTTCCTAGATCCATTTCATTTTGCTTAGGACCAGACATCAGTGCATCTGTGTACTCTGCGAGGAAGCCTGCTCGACGCCGGGCTGGATCACTGATAAGCTCATACTCGTAGATGCCCGTATTCTTTACGATATCGAGAGCAGACCGGGCGAAGGGCTGAATGTTCTGCTTAGCCTTAACAGTTGATACTGTCTGGAAGCTAGCAGCCTTAACATTAAGGAACTGGCCAGAACCTGCAACCGGGGTTACGTCTTTTGTGATTTCGAGAGCGTTAGATGTGACTACGAAGTTACAAATAGCACCAACACCGGATGAACCAACCTGTAGAGCTTGTACCGTAGCATTTGGAGAATTGAAGTACGGAAACGCTGTAGCAGGCGTGTTGCCTCCTGTACCTAGCCTGGTGCCAAGAGTAGATAGAGCGTGCGGTGTCTTCACACCAGCTGGCATTGCATTAAAGAAGTCTATGTACTTACCTAACTCCGTTCCACCATCAGCTGTTCTAATTTCAGGGATAGTATTAAGAGTATTCGAAGTATTGACTACTACAGCTGAAGAACCGTCTGTATTAACAATCGTACCCGAAATAGCCCATCCATAACCGCCAACCTCGCGTAAATCTAGCTTATCTGCATCAAAGTTTCCACCAACAGATTGCTGGATACCGTGAACAGGGTACGAGTTAGCTGCAGACTTCGAGACGATATTTTCGCCGCGGTGATCGTCTACAAATTGTCGAGTAACTAAAGTATCTGCTGTAGCAATATTTGTCTTACGAAGAGCTGACGGAACTCCATTATCTGCTGTCAGAGGAGACATAGCGGCTACTGAATGCAACAGTCCGGTATTATTATCAAATGTGAGAGTAGCAGCACCTGTCGTTGTAGTTAAGACGGAGATAGGAGCTTGAATTCGGAAAGAGTCTCCTCCTAACGGATCTCCAGCCTGTACCGATCCAGTAACAATAAGAGATTGCGTAGTTACAGAAGTTTTCACATAGTCATCCACTGCCTTTGAATTGACAGCATACGGACTAAGAACATTCATTACGCTAAGAGCAGAGGATGGCTCGTTAAAGCGAGCGAGCGATTCAGGCTTATATACCGCGAGCTTGTATGGCTTGTTGGCTGCCGCCGTACCGGTAAGATCACCTACGAGGGTATACTTACCGCTTACCGAATCCACCTTCCAAGATGCAGCGGACACCGCTCTCCAATCATTTGTTCCAACGTCTGCATAGAGCATCGGAATAAGTGTCTCTATCGTTGGAATTTCGCCTCCGCCCTGCGGTCCCGCTGATGCAAACGCTGAGATATCGAGAGAAACAGTAGTTGTTCCAGCCCCTGAACCTCTGAGGACATTTACAAGAGTAGTGAGAGGCTGGTAGCCGGGAAGAACCTGATATGCCTTGATCTGGTATGGTCTTCCTGTGCTAATTTGAGTTTGCAACGGGATAATAAAGTTATCTAGGTTGCCCGGGTCACGTACAGCTGCAATACCGTAGATGCCTACAAGAGCATTGTATAGCTCCGGAAAGCTCATTTGAGGATGAGATGTTACACCATCGCAAAGTAACCAGCCGTCTTCTGCTACGGACTGCCCTGCGACATACAAGCTAGGCTTAATAGCTGCTACCGGGTAATCAATATGCCCAAGTAAAGGCTGACTAATATCTACCATTAGATCTGTAGTATTACGAGCTGTTCCGATCTCTACAAGAACTTCTGGGTAAACAACAGATCCTGGGTTAGGCGTTATCTGGCCATTAACATCCAGGAAGTACCTCGCTCCTGGAATAAGAGCGTTTGCTGCTCCTGAGAAGCGAATCAATCCCTTACGAAGGAAAAGACCAACATCACTTTGAGCCGGGGTATACGGATCAGTATCGCTTGGGTCGTTTAGAAGGAAACCGAGCACATTAGCGCGATCTGCAAATCTCTTATCAGCGAGGATAGCAGTACCGGCCTGACCATATGAGCCCTGATTCATATAAGCTGAATTCTGAAAGAGAGGATCTAGGGAACTGTCCCACTCTACGTAGATCGGTCCACCGTTTATATTACCCTGTAACTGAGCAAGAACTTCAGTCTGAATATTAACACCGTTAATTGCTGGGCTATATGTTGCAGAAAGTGAGGATCCGGGGGCTATTAGATACTGTTGAGGAAGAATTGCTTGCGTAATAGAATTTACGAATCGTACAGTTCCAGAACTATACAGATCTGTATCGTCTATCCATGGTTGACCCCACGTTCCAGGATCTACTAGATTTACTTTGACGACAGTTTTTGCGCTACCTTGAATAAAAGATAGCCTAGTGCTATCTGCAGTAGTGCTGTACGCCGGGATTGAGCTAGCACCAAAGATAAGAATGACAGCGGTCTGAGCACTGTATACAGCTAACCACTTGTTATCTGTTGGCCACGGGGCTGTAGGTCTGTTAACTTTAAGATTATAGAAGAAAGGAGCTGCAGTATCGTTTCCGATTGCAAATAACGGAGCACGCGTTCCGGGGCGATACCAAACGTCTTCACCGATATTGTACTCAAACTGAGTATTGTCAAGAGGTCCTCGTCCATCTCCCGCGATATCTATTTCAAGATCAAATCCGGTATTCCCGGCTGTATTAGAAATTGAGCCGAGCTGAATGAGATTATGCCCGCCGGTGATAGCAGCGGTTCGGTCGAGAGTAAGAGTACCTGGGGAGGTACCTACATATACAGCCTTTCCGCGATCACCATTAACAAAGCTCGGCCAGTATTCTGTAGAAGCATAACCATCTCGATAGTTAGCCTTTCCTATGCTTTGAATATGAATAAGAGCGCCGGGTGCAGCTGGCTCGAGAGCTATACCAATCGATTTAGCATGACGGGATGTTCGAGTAAGTACAACTACGTTATCTGGATCGCCCGCTAATCCGAGCTCTATGATATCGGCAGCGATAGCGATAGAAACAGGCTGTCCTCGCTTAATCGTTTCTCCTGCGACATAGTTACTAAGTGGCTGGAGCCAGCGGTCCTCACCATTCGACGCATAGCGTGCTTGGTTCGTTCGCTTGCTGATCCACAGTATACCTTCTTTATGTGCCATAGTTTCCTCTTATCAGTTAGTAGGTTTCATCAATGATCGGCACGCGAACCTGATCGAATACATGATGCCATTGCCCATCCGCTCCCATATATACATCTTCTGCAGCAAAGTCTACTAGAGAATTATATCCTCCAGCAGATGTCGGAAGGGTATTTGTAGGAGCTGGTACACCCTTATTAACCCAAAGCGTATTATTTGGATTCTTAGGATCGAAGTCTTTATGAAGCTGGAACACTGTTCCCTGAACCGGGCTCGTATTTCCAGAATGCACTAGGTTCTCAGCTACGTAGCCTACGATCGCACGAAGATTGTACTGAACATTTCGAATAGAGAATTCAAGCTCTCGTAACGAGTACGGGTTACTTCGAGGATCCATCCCAGTTGTATTCACATAAGATTCGAGACCGCCGAGGACGGAGTCTAGAATACTCTTTACAACCGCATCAAGCGTAAACGTAAATGATGTAGGTGCAGCAACAAATACAGTCCCTTCGGCATTAAGTGGATCTCCGCTACCACCTGTCAGGGCAAGTACTGGCTCTGGCGGTACAGATATTACTGCTCCGGTGCCTTGTCCATCGACCATCTTTTTGATGTAGGTCCAAAGCTCATCGATGGTTGGAGAGAAGATTCGACCACTTACATATGCATTTCCTTCTTCAGGAATAGCAACAAGTTTATTAGCTGGATTGATTCCATCTGGATAATCTGGGTCATACCAACCAAGGGGAGCTCTGTGTCCTGTTCCAGCGGAATCGTGAGTACCTGAATAAGAAGGAATTGGAAACGGAGCTGCCTTTGCTGTAGATACTTGCAGCAAATCATTACGAGGCGGTGTTACCGGTAAGTATGGCTTAGTTTCTGCTGTTGGGTTTTCTCGAGAGTATCTTCGGTAATCACCAAGACCAATAACTAAGTTCTTATGCGTAACTTGAGAGGATTGGGCTAGGTCCTGATTAAAGGTATCAGGAATAATGTAGTCAGCAAAGAAAGAACAGCGAACCCAAATCTCCATCGTTTGGAGACGTGTGTTAATAGCCGGGTCTACAAGCTGTATGGCATTATAGGGATCCCCAGTCGCAGGGTTGATCTTTGCAGTACCGTCTGGATTGATACCAAATTCTGTAAAGAATTTGATGATATCAATCACTTCTGGAATACCGACTACGTCAGTTTGAAAGCGAATACGAGTATAAGGTACTATAGATGATCCCGGGATTGTAGCTTGTAGAGCGCGATCAGGAGCACTTAGAATTAAGAAAGAGGAAGTTGCTGCTGACGTGTCTGCGATAGCTACAGAACAACTAGACTGATATGTCATTAGCGGGTTAGTTGCTTCATCTGTATCCGGGTTGTCTGGATCTAGCCTATCCGTCGGGTTAGCAATATCAGTATTGTAGTATGTCTTATTTGAATGGAGGGTATAGTCAGTCTCGATCGGTGGTAGAGCTGCTTCTTGAGGATAGATATAATACCCACCGTCTTTATACGCTGCATTAGGTACCCACGTGGCATTAGCTCGTGCATCATACGTAATCTTGGTAAGATAGAAACCGCGGGTCTGGCGAGATTCTCGAGATGCAAGCGAATCTAGAGTTCCTCCACTAGAAGAATAGATGTCAGGGTCGAATAAGATAATATCGTGCGGAAGGTGAACTCCCGTGGTTAGAGGCACCCATGGGGAAGTTGTCTGATCAAACATAAGATCAGCAAGCTTCATCCTTACAGCGTACGGTCCGTTCCCCGTAGTGCTAAATGATATTTTCCAGGGCGCTTCAGAGATATGGTTAGCCATGTGGAATTACTCCTCGTCTAGTTAGTCATTATGTAGTAGTGAACTCTCCCTGCTTAATGAAGAGATTCAGAGAGAGGTGATGCTTAGAACTATCATAAATGATAGGGGGGAATACTCCGTACGCTATCATCTGATCCTGCGTATTGAATACTCCTAGTTCTGTTATTGCTACAATAGGACTCTTATGATCCTGACGATCTGCAAAGTTCTGAGTAGTATTAACGTAATACGAGGAGATTAACGTTCCAGCTACGGTGCTATGATTGATATCTGTATGTGAGAATAGGTCAGGTTCGAAATTAGAGGTAAACGAAATACCGTATTTCTCAAAATCAGTCTCTAATTCCGGATTTACAGTTTTGTCATACGCTGGATTTGACAGAAGGATCATACTTAACTGTCCATCCTCATACTTGATATAGCTAGATGTAGTTACTTGGAAGTAGTTTAAGTCGGTACGATATTCTAGACCGGGCTGAATGCTGAGGAAGTTAGAATTATCTACGATCTTGGATGGAACCATCTCACCGCCGAACTCACTTCGTACCATCTTAGCTAGGTATGCTTCCTGGTCCCACAGCTTAGATTTCTCATTCAACTTATCTTGAAGAATGATGTACTGCCAATATGGGTTATCCTCTTGACCTTTGACATACGCTGAGGCTTTGTACCAATCCTGACAGAGCTTGTAGATTGGCATTTGCGGCTGAATTCGGTTATCCGAAGTATCGAGCTTATATGTTCCGTTTGCATCGCAGAGGTATACAGCGTATCCGTTAGCATTAACGAATAGCCCGCTCTCATACAGCTCTGGAGACTCTGAATAGGACGGGTACGCACTAGTATCCTGATATACTCTATCAGGTGCGTACTTAGTTAGATCCTTCTGTGCTAACTCTACGATATCTCGAATATCGTTTTCAGTTGTGGAGAATGAAGCGACGGTAAGTAGTCGAATTTGAACGTGCTTCTCGGTCTCTGCTCCGGAGAATGTTACTAGTGGCTTAGAAAATGCTATCATATTTGTGGTCGAGTTCGCCCCAACAACATACGTATCAGAAGCTATTGTGATTTCACTTCCTTCAACAATTCGAGATTCTGTAGTTAGCTCCTGGAATGAAAGATACTTAGGAGCAGGAATTCGTATTCTGCTACTGCCATTAAGCTTGAAGGCTCCTGTCTCATCGCAGAGATATACTGCTTGTCCGTTGACATTCTGAAGATATGTTGGAGAGGCATCTATATCTAGAAAAGCTGCTGGGTCAGTCTGCCATGGAAGTCGAGTATCTGTTACCGAGCTAAAATTCATCCACGTTCCGTATCCCCCATCTGGAATGTACATCCCCGTGATTGGAAGGTTAATCTTAGCTGTGGTTTCGTATTCCGGGAATTCATCTACTTCAGGGGTACCCTCGGCAGCTACCGCTGGCATGATGGTTAGTTGAGCAACATTAGCTCCAGTAGGTAGTGTTGGAATAGCAGACTGGAAGGAAACGTAGTTGTCACCGATAACACTAACCGTGCTTGTATACGAAATTGCTCCAGCACTTGCGAGAGCCCCTTCGTGTTGAATCCAATCTTTGTAGAAACTATACCGAGGAGTATATGAAGCTTGACGAGGATCTAAGAATTGAGTTTCTGCTTGTCCGGTCTCGGTAGCAGATATCGCTACAAAATCTGTTGCAGGTATTACCGTATAATCTCCGGTAACATATTCTCCTACCATATTACAGAAGTAGATTGGATCTCTTTCAGTATTAGAGTAGATAACAGGGTTACCGGAGGATGTTAGATAATAGGCACTAGCATCTTCTTCATACAGTGGGTAACCTGCCATATTTCTAATCTGAGTATTCGTGAGTCCGGAAATTGCTGGTACTAGATTGAAAGCAGGATTAAGGTGTGGGAAATAGACCCTATTAGCCGAAGCGTACGATGGAGTTACTGTAGTAGTAGGAACTACGAGACCATTACCGCTAGCAAAGGCGGGAATTCGAGAAGTAGGAATTCCGAGAAGCTCGCAGCTCACAGACCTTGCGGTATTGAAAGATAGTAAAACAGTTTTACTAGTAGACGTATCGTTAGACGCCCATGAGGTAATCGCTGAATCTAGCTCTACGGAAAGCGTCCCTTCTGAAGAGCTTGCTACCACGGTCAGACCGGATATTGAATTCGTAACACTAGTAGAATACGCGGCCTTGTTTGTGTCGCCGACAATAATATGCTCAATTCCCTGAGTAGTAGCCCCGTGCGCAGAAGCTCGGAGAGTGGTAGTACCGAGCGATGTTGTAGCATCTCCCATCACCCAGTTCATACCATTTGTAGATGTAGCTACTTTGCCACCTGCGCCAACTATCGTCCAGGATCCGTAATCAAAGGATACATCATAAATGTCCGATGTGCCCCAATTCGCGCTGTTGCTCAAGGCAGTTGTAGGAAGGGCTACGCTTGTCCAGGATACGCCATCGTCGGTGCTATACGAGATCGCACCGCCGGATCCTACTGCAACCCAGAGCCCTGTACCTTCGCCATATTCAATATCAGCGATATAATTATCACCCCAACTTGCACCCATATAAGCAAAGGTCCAAGCAGCGGTTCCGTCAGACGGAGCTAGGTTTGTACTTCTGGCGAGAAGAGAAATAGTATCAGAACCAGCAACGTTATTACCGCCGCCAATCATCCAAACTCCATTACCCTGAGCAACGGCACGAACCGGGCTATTACCCCAACCAGCCGGGACTCCTTGAGTTCCAGCTGGAATACCCGCTGGAGCTCCAGGTGGTAACGGAACAGCAACACCATCTGCTCCCGGTAAGGCTGTTGTCACCCAAGTAGTAGTTCCCTCCACGAAGTACGCTACCTTACCATCTGCACCGCCGATGACCCAAGTTCCCGTAGTAGGGTAGTAATCAAGCGCGTAGATATTAGATGTTCCCCAACCAGAACCAGTTAGCGGATCTAGAATCCAGGTTGCACCGTTATCTAACGAGTATGCACATTTGCCGTTATCGCCGACAACGCGCCATTGATCTGCCCCAGTTGTAGAAGTAGCGAATATAATCTTATTGATATACCCGGTTCCCCAACCAGGAATAGCTAAGCTTGTCCACGAAGTCCCGTTAGTTGACTTGGCTAAGTTACCACCTGCTCCACCCGCAAACCATGTTGGTGAAGAGCTCTTATTACAAGCTACTGTTCTTACCGCAGAGAATGGAAAGTTACCTGTAGTTGTTAAGAATACGTCACCACCAAGGGTGTATGTCGCTACCGCGTAGTCTCCTGCCCTGAGTAACTTAATTGCATCCGTAAAGGCTCGAATATCATCATCCCCAGAACCGAGCGGTCGAAGAAGAGTTGGGCTATCCTTTGTAACGGTACCTGCAAGAGCAAGCAGATTCTTGTAATAAATATTCTCGTATAAGGTAGAATACTGGCGAACCGTAGCTGAAGTAGATACATGTACAGCATCGTACACCGAGAGCTTTTCAAGAGCAGCCTTAAATTCTGCAAGATACGTTGCGTCTGAATCAGTTCCGGTCCCCGAGATTGGACGAAGAATTTTCCTATTAGACGAGTCTGGAATACCGACAAGGTCTACGTAATGATTAAAGAATCTATTCTCTAGTGCGGGATCGTATGCATTACGAACCTGAACTTGAAGACCAGATAACGCAGTATCTTTAAGAGAAAGCTTTGTGATTGGGAAGTCGAGCCCTTCGACCATCTGTAGAATCTCTGGATTAGATTTGGAGATCTTTCCTGTAAACAATCCAAGGTTCTTAAAGTACTTCGGTTCGCGGAATTTTACGTAGTGACGAACAGAACCATTAAGAGTATAGAAAAGCTCGGCCGATTCATCAAAGTAGAGCGGGCTCTCTGTGAGATCGTATGGCTGACCATTCTGATCTACTGCTGTGTACTGAGGATCAAGCCGAATTCGGAACTTACAAGATCCGCGAGAAAGGAATCGACGAGGTAGCTGGTACGTAGAGACCGTTTCATTTACGAGGGCTGCTCGCGCATGCGTGATAACGCTATATGTTCCTGTCGGAACCGCGTTACGTGCAATGGATGAATTCAGGGTCCCGAGGCACTTACCATTCGCTACTACCCATTGGCCTACGGTATCCGACGAGTTTGCAAGCCCGGTTAATACTAACCAATCTCCAACATCAACGGCGGTACCTCCATCAAGATCTGTGATTGTACAAGCTCGTGGAAGAATGAAGTACGGAAATTGAGTTTCTAGAACTGTAGCAAGGTCGCTTCCTTCTTCGATATGAATGAGGCTGAGGCTAGGTAGTGCGACCGTAGTAGCCCCGGAGCCAGCAGGTTCCCACATGCCCTGTAGTACCCAAGTACGAATGTCCCAGGATATACCATTCCAAATAATCCAATCGTCTTTTGTAAATGTATAGGGACCAATACTTGTACTCTGAGTAACTACGTAATAATCATTGACTTCGGTTGCTTCAGGCCACTGAGGGACGGTTGGCTGGTTAGGTACAGTAGCAGGTATCCAGGTTCCCTGGTCATGCCAGGTATTCGGGAGGCGCTTGATCTCTGTAAGAGCTGGAGAGTTAACGACTAGAGCATTACCGTTCGTCAGAGGGACTTCGATATCCTTAAACTGCTGAGAATGTACAGTTGTTGTTATTGCGTGAAAGGAATTCGTAGAAGCTGAATCCGGAACTAGCCCTAGTAAGTTTTCGTACTCACCAACCGGCGTTTCGAAAATCGGTAGTTCGAGCTCAAGGTTAGTAATAGTACTAGATGAAGTAGGAGCACCTCCACCGCCAGAAGCTAGATATGTACTGCGTCGCTTCTCATCCTCGCCTCCGTCTCGTCGCATATCGTAGAAGGCAGAGCCGTAGATCGTTGGTCGAACGAGGTCATCGATAGATACGAATAGAGAGGATTTTGAAGCTCCGCCAGTGCCTAGCTGAACGTACTTGGGGGTATTGTCTTGATTATAGTTGTTTGGCAGCGTAATAAACTTAGCTTGAAGCTTATTATCGCTGTAGTAATTTCCCTCTATAACAGAGTATAGCCCAGAGAGGTCTGCCGTTAGATTCAGCTGTACTCCGACGTGAATCTGCTCTGTAGCTCTCTTTGATCGAGAAACGAAGGCTTCAATATATTCTAGCCATGGCAGGTCACAAAGGCAAGAGTATACTCCATTACTCTTTCGCTCTAGAATATTGGGGTGAAGAAGAACCTGATCGAGAGATAGATCGAGAAAAATATCTCGATCATAGAAGATATTTGCAGGGTTAGCGATTCCTGGAGGAAGTCTAGTAGGATGCTTGTAGAGAGTTACATCCTTAATACCCTCTAGATACCCCTGGCTAATGTCAGGCCAGATATTTGAGGGCCAGAGGAAGGCAAAGGCTGAGGATGATAGGGTCGGGAAGCGAGAATAAACGGTATTCTTAAAATTAAGAATCTGAGGATCCTTAACTGCGTAACCTCGCTTAAGCGTAAGTGCGTATGTAAATGTACCAAATCGTGTTGCAGGTTCTGAGATCGTGATATAGTCCGCTGATGCGTACGAGATAACCGTACCTTCAGTGATTCCTGGACCTCGAATTGCATCACCAGCCGATAGTCCTTCTGCTTTGGTTCGCTCCGTGCTCCCACCCACAATATTGATTTGCTTAGGATTCGATTCGGAAATTGTACCCGAGATACTCTCTGTTTCAAGAGCGAGAAGGTCGGCGAGGAAAATAGATGAACAACGATTCTTCCATTTCGTAAAGCTCTCTACTGTGAAGAACTCTACGTCAGAGAGCATCACGCCGTCTCGGGAAGCTTCTTTAGTCTCGACGTATCCATACTCGATTTCATTTAACCAGCCAAACATAGCTGTCATTTGAGTCCAGACAAGGGTGACCGAATCGTAATAATAAAAGTCAGCCGTTTGCCCGATAGCGATGGAGGGAGAAGAGACGTAACTATCTGCGGTATTTCTTAAAGCTTCTCTATTACCGCTTTCTCCAGTTATAGGGTTTATTTCAGGAATATTCTTTATCTGGAATATTGCTTGCGTTGGCTTACTCATCGAGTTAATCGTAAAGGAAGCTGCTCCCTGAATAAAGATATCTTTAGTTGTTCCATTCTGCTGAGGGACGTGAATATTGATACCGCTATAGAGAATGTCTTGCGGAGGGTTAGACTGAAGAACAGCGGATCTGTTAGGATCCATCACAAGTAGAATCTGCCCTGAAACCAGCTTTTGAATAACGGCGAAGTCCTTTCTTGGGAATACACCTACGATGTAATCATCTTGGATAGTATCTCCAACCTGGAGGACTCCTTCTCCAAACGGGGCGTGTGTAATATTCGCGAGAGGTTCAATAGTCGACGGGTACATTCTAACTGCAGTATCTATCGGCAACGAGAATCGGCCGAGAGCTCGATCTGTAATGTCCTTTAGGTTACCAAATGGGCGAGGTGTTAAATTAAGTCGACTTATAATCCCCCCATTTCGAAGAATGCCATATTCCCGAATAGATGGAAGCAGCGTATTAGATGTCTGAAAATAATGGGACTGGTAATTGACGTACCCAGCTGGAGACGTTCCAGCGGACTGTACAGTAACGCCTGACTGATCTCCTAGTACCGCAGGAGCAAGAATTTGCTTTTTATCGTATACGAAAGCTCCTACAGATACTCGAGGAAGAGCGGAGGTATCACTGAGAATATTCTGAGGATCGGCTTCGTATACTCTGAGTAGATTAGAGGGATCGACTATGCCGCCGAATTCAATCTGGGCACTCTCTCTAAAAATGGATGTGTTATCGCCCAGCATATCGATTAACCTGAATCGACGAAAAAGATTTCCACTAGTTACGTCTATCTTACCATCTGCAGTCTTTGGAATATACGTACCAGTGGGGTACACAGCGCCATGACGATACATGGAGGAGAAGACAAGCTTGTAGCCGATATACGATCCAAAAAACTTACGACGGAAAGCAGCTGAACGCAGATCTCGAATCTTCCATTTGAGCTCTTCTCTGGTGAGAGCGGAGCCCGTGATAGACTGCGACCATTTCTCCAAGAATCGATAGTTCGGAGTGTACCCTATAATAGCTGCTGCGGCGTAGAATGCGTCGTTGAGCTCTGTCGCTGTTAGCAGCTGTGCGTAGCCTGGATGATCTGGATAAAGATGATCGAGGTACCTGTATATCTCATGAAGGAAGAGATCGATTTCAGGAAGGATGACGCCGTCGAGCGCTACAGAGTGATAGGTAGGAAGCACTCTGTATGTAACATCTGCAGTTAGGTTGTTTCCGGATTTTGGAGGAGGTATAGGTATTCCTGTCTCATCTACGGATTTAAGGAGAATTCTAGTAGCCGAAACTTCCTTGACTGCAAAGGTGCTATCTCCGGGAATAGTTACAAAAATCTGGTCTACAGTGTCCTGATTAACTTGATTACTAAGATCTTTTCCTTCATTATTTAGAGAACTAAGTTGAATTTCATGAGGTGAGGTTTTCAAGATAACCACTCCGTGCAACCGAGTTAGCTTTAGCTCGGGGTCTGGTCCATACACAGAAGATGGAGATCCGTTAACCGTTTTTAGTATGGAGTCATATAGAGTGTCGCCCTCCTTACCTACTACGCCGTATACAACCTCTGAAGTACCAATAAAGTATTTCCAAAAGTCATTACGGAGGCCGGACGGAAGAAGAGTCCAAAGAGCTCCGGGAGGGACTTCATTTGTTACCTGTACCCGCTTGATAAGATTGAACTCGCTATCCGAGGTCAAGGAGGATGCGGCAGTAGCAGAAAGAAGTGAAACAACGTCTGACATTCATTACCTCTTATAGCTGAGAAGTACGGGATCGTTCTACAACGATATCCTCATCTTCCGCAAAAATGATCTCGTTCCAATTCTCTGGTTCAAGATCCGTGAGCAGGGGATGCGCATATACCTTAATGGATACGAAGTTTCGGAGGTACCAAGGAACTGCTCCTTGTTCGTCACATCTATGTTAGTGAATTCGAAGAAGCTCGCCGGGATAGTTATATATCCGCGAGCGAAGTCAATGGAGTCCGGATTCTCGTAATTCTCATTGAACACAACGTCAAAGTAATCAACGTAGCGCCAGTCCCTCTTATAACACTGCTGTCCGCCAGGAAGAAGAACTCTCGGGTCCTCTTCATTAGACGGCCAAGTGACCTCATCTACTTTGAAGATGTAATTTTTACCTGTGCTGTCTACGATATATGGACGAATCTCAAATGGGTCCTTAGCAAAGTCTCGTACTCGAGAAAC